AATGATTTGGCGTACATTGGAGCAGACAACTCGGATGAGATTAATTGAAGCAAACGAAAAGAATCATCATCAATGAAAAACTCTCCATTTTTGAGACTCTGCGCTTCTTGTAAGGCTTTCCGTGGTTGACATCTCTCGGAATCTTGTGCATTACTGAATCCATAAACATCAAATGGTATACCAACTTTCTTACAGAAGGATACCTGAATCAATAACTGTTCAAGGACATTGGACATCTCGCGATGCATACTGCCTGACATATCGACTAGCATAAACATGCCGTGATTCTGACCATCTGGTGTGGTAGTAGTTGACAAGAAGAGATCATCCGACACCTTATATGCCCATAATTTCTTATCATTCAGTAAGCCGGTTTTGTTCTCGCGAGATTTCTTCAGTGAAGTTGCTTTGCGGCGCATTTCAAACTGCTGTACTAGTAGATTGATTGCAGACTTATTCCGATTCTGGAAGTTCTTGAACAGAGTGGATTCGATTTCAGCATTGCTTCCACTGGCAGCTTGTCTTGCATAGTATCCCGATTTTCCTTCATAATACTCAGGAACATAATTCCAAACTTCGTCAGCTTGCATAACAAACGCGGAAGAATCGATCTTAGGAAAGTTGCCGTTCAGAATTTCCAAATCGGACATTTCGACCAGATTTTCTTCATTATTTCGGAATGCAGTGTCAGTGAGTGACTCTGGTTCCGGGGTGCCTTCATCGATTTCATCAGATCCTGATTTGCTTTGATCTTGGCTGTCTGATTCAACATCATCCGCCTCGTCATCAGCATCTTCATCAGTCTCGCCGTCAGAACCCTGAGAATCTGCATTATCTTCTGCATCAGACTCTTCCGTTTCATCAGAATCTCCCATCGTGGAAGTCTCACCAGATTCGCTATCTTCATCACTGTAATCGTGTGCAGTATTATCAGTCAATTGATCTTGCATGGCTTTTTCGTCTTTACTGTACTCATATAAGTCAGTGGCAACCGAAACAACATCTTCCCATGTCTCACATAACTCGGTTCGATTGACTATATACATCTCAGTTTCATCAAACTTGATTCCAAGCATGTTTCCACACTTGAATCTGAGATTGATTCTATCAATTAGGGGAAGAGAATCTAGGTCACGTCCTTTTAGACCGAAGAAATCCTTGTCCATTAACTCTTTGTAACCTTTAGAAAAAGACTTTACAAGGCCCGGATATCGTAGTTTAACTTTCTTTTCGATTCGAGCGTCTTCAATAACATTAAGAAAAGACTTAAAGCCCTGACCCTTTTCGCACAAAGCATCGTGCCATCCCTCCAGAGGAGTTTCTAAACCGTGGCTGATTTCGTGTCCCACCAGCAAATCATAGAGATCCACCGACATTTCCTTCCACCTGGGAAGAATGACTTTTCGATTCTTAAGGTCAAACATCGCAGTAGAGACATTTTGATGTTCTACGCTAATGTCTTCAGTTGCCAACAACTTGGCTAGGATACTTTTTTGTGCTATTTGCATTGGGACAAACTCTCTTCTCTCATTTCAGAATACTATTATAGCAAGTATCTAATCAAAAGTCAAGCGATTTTGGTCGGTTTATGCAATTATTTTCGGTCTGTAATCCTCGGTTATTTGGCGGCTTTCTTTTTTAATTGTTTTTTCTTTGGTGCCTCGGCAACTTTCTTTTCTTCTTTGCGCTCTTTTTCAAGTATTATAGTCTTCTTTTTGAGTCTAGCGAAGACATCATCTGGTGCCAACCAGACATCTTTACCGTCTATCACCGCTTGGATCTCGGCTTTACTAAAGAAGTGTGCATAGATGTCGTGCATTAAGTTGCTGATCCAATCACTGTCGTGCAGTACCTGGGAAGCCATTTCATTGCCCTTACCCCACGCGGCACCAGAATATGTGTGCACCATAAACTGGCTGTGGCTTGATATCTCACACACATCTCCCTGTAGGAAGATCATGGTTGCAGCAGACATGCAGGCACCTTCAATCGAGGTGACAATAGTGGCAGATGTCTCCCTCATTGCGCGTATTAGTTGTATTGCGGTGTTGATTTGCCCACCATATGAATTGATGTGGATATAAATCACATCTTCTGCTGTTGCTGTTCGGAACAACTGATTCCATTCTATATAGTCATCTGGTCCTCTTATCTCATCATGTAGGTACAAGTCGTATGTCCGTGACATTGTACGCTCAAAAATCTTGGGATTAAGCAATGCATCTAATTTAAACTCGCTCATAGTATCGGGTAACCGCCTGTATTTTCTCGATTTGTTTATCAATGATAGCTGAACGATTCGGCCAGTGGATGTACTCTTTGTCGGGATTTTTCTTTAAGTTGGACAGGAGTGGAAGAATGAGGTCTTCTAAGTCCCTCAACTTACCTGATATATCTCCTTCCAATAAAGTCCGATGCTCTGTTAAAACACCAGCACTATCCATGTCCAAGATCCTGTTCTCGATGTCGTAAAGTTTTTTCATTACGTCATCAAGTGCGCCATCTGGAAGTTCGGCGGCGATTGGTGCTTGTGTGGTCGGCTGTGTCGACGGTATCTCTTCTACTGCGGTGAATCCAAAATCGAAATCAGACATTGTTCTTTACCTTATAATTCTGCGCTACGGCTCTGTTTGAATATCTCATATAACTCCTCTCTGTTTACCTAGTCTTTGGTTCTCCGATTGAATGCTTTTACTCTCTTATCCAACGACTTCATGGCTCTATCAAGTTTTAATCTAGATACGCGGTGCATGAAATTGTATCCCAACATATGATCGTATTCATGTAATGCGACTCGTGCGGCTAGACCAGTATACTTCTCGGTTTTTTCTTCTTGATTCTCATCGAAATATTTTAACGTACATTCAATGGGTCTCTTTATATTTAGACGTAGCCCAGGGACACTCAGACAGCCTTCTCGCATAACCTCGTGTTTATCACTAACTGAAATCAATTGAGGATTGAAACACACTCGGCTAAACTCTTCTCCGCTGGTTGGATTTCGTACACCTATTGACATGATTGCCATATCTAGTCCGACTTGATTTGCAGCTAGCCCCACGCCACCAAGTTCTATCATTTTGTTTGTTAGTTTAGTCGCCCATTTTTTAGCGTCTTCTTCTTCAAAGTTAAATGGCTCTGGTACCTTCTTCAGTATTGGAGTACCGATTGGTACCAAATTCATTTCATCACTCAAATGTTTCATATTATGTTTACCAAAAAGTTGTAGTGAATATCAGTTATGACATTACCGAATAGTTTTGTTTCTTTTCAAATTTAATGACACTCCGAAATTTATCAAACAGGATGTCTCCTTTATGGGAGATCACGAAAACATTCGCATCTTCTCCTATAGTGTTTAACAAAGACATGACATAATCTGTTCCGTTATTGTCCAATGAACTGTCGAACACCTCATCCAAAATGAGTAGATTTGTCGCGGCACTATTCTTCATCTTAGCGATAGTGCGCCAAGTGAATAGTAATGCCAAATCAATTCTCTGCTTCTCGCCTTCACTGAATGATGCATAACTAAACTTGTCTCTATGTCTAGATTTGATAGTCTCGTTGAACTTCTCATCCAAATCAAACTGAACAAAGAAGTCCATTGAGGCTAGGTACTTATTTACCAACGAGTTGATAGCAGGTAGATATTGGCGAATAATTCTAGTCTTGATGCCAGTGTCTTTCAGCAGTGATGCAGCCAGTTTTAAATAATGTCCCTCTTCATTCTTGACCGACTTATCATGTTCTTTTTCCACAACAACTTTCGCAAGTGCTTTCAGCTTATCTTTTTCTTCTGTGATGTCTGCGAGGTTTACCTTTGCATGTGATATCTCAGCATTCAGTTTTGTCTGATATTTCTGGTTGGTAATAATCTCGTTGTTTATATCTACCAGCTTCTCTGACAAATCAATAAATTTTTCTAGTGTGTCATTTAATTGGGTGAACTCACTTTCAATTTTTTGATTCGCGTCTTGTAGTTCACCAATTTTTCGTTGTCGTTCTGTTTTAATCCCTGATTTAAAGTCATGTGATATACCTTGCTTACATGTCGGGCAGTCATCATGACTCTCATAAAAATCCAACTCTTTTTTTACTTTTGTGATTTGGGTATTAAATTGGTCTCTGTATCCTTGGAGCTTTTTGATTCTCTCTTTAGGATTTCCCAGTTGATCCTTCTCGCTGCTTGCTGTCGTTGCCTGTTGCTCAAATTTCTTAATCGCATCCTCGATTGCATCTATCTGTTCTTGCATGTCCGCTATTTTAATTTCTTTATCGTTCTCCAGAGTTTGCACATACTTGTTCTGGAGAATGGCTTTGGACTTGCTTACTTCAACGTCGGTTTCGATGTCTCTTATCGTATCTTTCAGTTTATTTATTTTTTCTTTGAGTACGACATTCATCACGGTAAATATTTGGATGTCTAGAATGTCCTCGATGATCTCCCTTCGACTGCCAAGGGGCAACTGCATGAACGGCGTGAAAGAGGCACTGCCGAGTATGACAATCTGAGTAAATGATTTATAGTTCAGCTTCAGAATGGCTTCTTCAAGATACTTTTGCATATCTCTCAGTGCGGCATCTTGGTCTATCATCTTGCCGTTACAATAAATCTCAAAAAAGTTTGGTTTGATACCGCGCTTAATCTCATACTCGTTGGTGCCAACCGAGAAGGTAATCTCTACCTCTAGGGATTTACCGTTGACCGCGTTTACTAGCTGAGGCTTATTGATACTTCTGAACGGCTTATTAAACAAAACAAAACACAGCGCATCAAGCATGGTAGATTTGCCACTGCCATTATCGCCAACAATTAAGGTACTGGTACTACGGGTAAAATCAATCTCCGTGAACGCATTGCCCGTTGATAGTAGATTCTTCCATTTTAATGTTTTAAATGTAATCAAACTATTATGCCTCCGATTGAGCTTCTACATATAGTGTCCGTAGCACCGACTTCAATTTGTCTCGATCTAGGTCCGTTGCAACATTGTCCACATAATCATTGAGTAAGGTCATTGTGTCTTCTAGGTTCACCTCAACTTCACCAACTGCATCATCCTCAAACTCTGAGAAATCTTCGAGTATTTTAAGTTCAATCAAATTGCATTGGTACAAGTTGTCGATGAATGCATCAAAATATGCAAAGTCATTCTTGCTTACAACTATAACCTTTACACAGGAATTATTAATAGAAGAATAATCGAAATCATCAAGTAAACTTCTAAAACTTGGATCGGTATCATCGAAATGAAACTTATGAAAGATTGTATATGGGTTCTGCAAAAATTCAACAGAGTGATCGTATGTGTCATAGATATTAAATCCTCTAGGATCTTCATAATCGGACCATGTAATTTCATATGGATTTCCAAGATATAATATATTGTCCGTTCTACTGCGATGATGGTAATGCCCACTACAAACTAATTCAAACCGACTGAAAGGAGAGATGTCTGAGCCATGATCGTTCGTAACGCCCTTGTACATTTGAAAGCCACTGAACTCAAAATGGCCGAAGACAGCCTCTGCATCAGTCTCTTTAAGTACGCGCATCGTATCGTCATAATTCTCACTACATATCCAAGGAACGAAAAGAATCTTTCTTTCATCAAAAGTGAGTTCGGTCACCTCAGGATAGATCGTAACATTATCATACTGGGCCAGCAATAATTCAGGAGAGTTTACTTTATTGGTATTCTTAAAGTATGTATCATGATTGCCAGGGATCATATGAATATCTATGCCCAGTGCCTCTGCTTTGTCAAAGAAGTATGACTTGCAACTCTGCAAGGTATTATAGTTGATAAACTTTCTGCGGTCAAATACATCACCGAGATGGAGTATCGTCTTAATTTGTCGTTCTACCAGTGTTGGGAAAAAGAACTCGTCATAGAACTTTCTAAAGAACCCATCAAACTGTATCGAGTCACCCCTCGCACCGAAGTGGGTGTCATTTATCGTAGCTATTTTAATTTTGCAATACCTTTAGTAGTGTTCTAGCTTGACTCTTAGCATCATCAAGAGCATGGTGGCTTACATCATCTTCCTGCGCTCTGATCTGAGCGTTGCTGATACCCATGAGGTTCATCACTGTCCTAAAACACATAACGTCCCAGTGCTTCCATGGGATCTTAACATCGGTGCGTGTCATGGCTTCTTCGAGTATTGTGATGTCAAACGAGGCACCGTTGCCCCATGGTTGTACTCGTGTATTGCCAATCCAATCACAAAATTTCTGTAGTGCTTCTGTTACAGGGATCGGGTCGACCATAAGTGCTTGCAATGCTTCGGGCTTTTGCTTCTGCCACCAGGCGATTGTGTTCTTGTCGATGTGTAGCCCGGCATCTTTGCATGTCTTGGCATCCACGTTAATATAAAATTCATCAAAGATACCGTCTTGTATATTGAATTTTACAGCGCCAATAGAGAGTATGGTTGCGTGGGCTCTAGTAGATAGAGTCTCAAGGTCAATCATAAGGTGTGTTTGGGTGGGCTTCATCTTTATATTTCTCCAGTTATAGATACCATTATATCACGGATATACATGCCTGTCAAGTACTTTCTAAATTTCCTTGAGTGCTTCGATCTTCTCTTTTGCCAGTGCTAATGCCTCTTTATCGTCAAGATATTTAGGGCGGCGCTTGGGGATCTTTGACTTCTCGCTGGCAAACTCTGCTTCGTGTTTGTTTGATTCATCGATTTTCTTCCGCATGTAATCAAGGAACTCTGTTGCGTGGATATCGTTTCCGTGATCTTGTGCGAGTATTTCAGAGAATTCCAGATTCTGGATATATCTCATCTTGGTACTCTGATACTTCTTCTCTTTCTGAATCCTACGAATAAATGCATAGTAGGTAATCTGCGTAAAGTACGCAAACGGATTGGATGATTTGGCGGGGTCAAAGTTGTCCATATATGTTATGCAGTTTTCGATGCCATCTAAAATCATCTCATCCCGAAATGTATAGTTGACAAAGTTTGCTTTGTATGCCAAATGATTTGCAATCTTAACAAAACATTCTCCAATGTAATCAGGAACTCTGGGTTTTGGGAGCTCGTTTTCTTCTACTGACTTCCATTCAATTACGAGGTCACGATGAGCAGATATGTTTAATAAAAACTCTTTATTGTTTACATAGTGTCTATTGGTACTGGCTTCTGCTTTTTTCACATTATTTCTCCATTATTTTTAAAAAGGTATTGACATTCCTGTGGATGTGTGTATAATAGGGTGTGTCCCTTTAAGAAAGAATACTAATTAATCTTATTATCTTTAACTGCTTTTAAGTATTCTAGTATATCATATGACTCATCTAATTGTTTAACATTTTCTGAAAAGAAAATCTTCTGAACGATTCTTCGGTAATCTGTTATGTATGAGCTACCAATAGGAGTTACATTTACAATCTGTTCACATCTAACAAGAAACTCAGATTCATCTGAAAAGGGAATCCAGGGAACTAGAGAAAAGGATTCCATAATACCCGAATCAGTAGCAGAATAATCCCTATCTATTTTAAGAGGAGTAATCAGTCGTAGGCGATTGTCCGATTGTTCTTCTACACCTGCTACCAATTGCAGAGAATCAGTAAACGTTATAACACTTACGGGTAAATCATTCATCTATTTGCATCTTCACTATTTTATAATTAAAGGACTCTTCATTGTAAATCTTAATTCTTTCCATCATATGATTCAAGGTATAGTTCTTCTTTGATTTCCAAGAAATATCATCTCCAAGATCAAACAAATTACAGACTGTCTTCTGCCCACCTCGTCTAAGCCCTCTACCAATTGACTGTAGATTTCTAATTCGACTCTTACTCGGTGAAGCAAATACAACATTATGCAAGTTTCTTATGTTTATTCCAGTAGAAAAAGTACCATATGAAGCAACTATTATAGCATCATTTTCTTCCTCTGTCAAGCGGCGAATCTCTTCTCGATGCTCTGTATCTGTACCGCCATGTACATAGAATACCTTGCGCCCCTTGACAACATGATTTTTTATCATATCATACAGTACCGCGCCATGCTTCTCAACATACTGATATAGGACCAGGGTGTTGCCCTTCTGGGCAACTGTGAGATTTGTGATCAATTTATTTCGTAATGGATTTCTCACAATCCAATCTATCTCTTCCTGATATGGCATCTTAGAGACTAGCTTCCTGTTCGCATCAGTATATTCCAAGAGCATACACACGATTTTTAATTCGGCTAGTTGTTTGTCATCCATCAGCTTCTTAGTGGACGTGACTTGATTGACTCTACCAAACACCCCCTCAAGAACCAGGCGGTGAGTTTTGCTTCCATCTAATGTACCAGTCGTGCCTATGCGATAAGGTGCCGTAGTGCATTTGTCCATTATAGTAGTCAGCGACTTAGCTTTGAAGTTGTGCGCTTCATCACCGTAGATCACATCGAACTGCCCAAACCACACACCAGGGAACTTGTAGATCGACTGCCACGTGGAGATGATAACATCTTTGTCGTTGGTCTTTTCTTTACCACTGTAGATTCGATGACAGTGTTCATCCACGTCCCATTTATTGGCTGAAGAATAATCACCAAAGTCACCATACATTTGCTCAACTAGTGAAGTCGTGGGCACAATGAGTAATTGCTTTCTGCCGTGGAGTTGATGATAACGAATCAGCATATACAACATGAGAGATTTGCCACTAGCGGTGGGCGACAACAGCAGACATCGGCCCTTCGATATTGCATGATTAACTGCTTCTATCTGATACTCCCTGGCTTCGATTGGCTTGTTCTGACTGTGCAGATCCAGATGCTTTGCGAATTTCTGTACCGCCTCTATTGTACTGTCTTCACCGAGGTCTTCCATCTCCAGCTTTGTTCTGTACTCTAGCTGTTCAGCAAACTCCAAAAGATAGTCTAGGAGACCAATGTACAATTCCCTCGTGTACATATTGAATAGTCTTGCCTTGCCATCCCAATATCTAGATTTATAGCTCGGCATAAATTTAGCACCAGGAACATCGAATGTGAAGTGGTCCACAATCTCCTTTGCGGTAGAAGGATCCGTGTCCACTATTAAGTGAACTTCATCCTTTTTGGTGATCGTAATCAAACTCATTTACATAAGACCATTTGTGAACTTGGACCATTCTATATGGTTTTTGATATCCCACCCTCTGCTACTAACAGAGCGGAGTACTCTTTCAAGAAAATCGGTGACTGTGCGTATGTATTCTACCTTATCGGTCTGTTGAATGATGTCATCATCCGAATCGAGATAATCATTCATGTCCTGCTTTAGTGGTTTGTTGCCTAGATATTGATCCCAGCCAAGTGAGTCAAGTTCAAACTTGGAGAGTTCTCCTCGGAAGTACTGTGACTTGATTCGCTTCAACTTGTATAGGGATGCCTCTGCCTTTCTCAACTGAAGTTTTGCTGTGGAGAGATGGTTTAAATACTTCGAGTGAAGTACTGGGACTTGTGTAGCGACTCGGCCTAGATTAAGTTCGTCAATCTTACAGTCTTCTTGCCACACGTCCTGAAGTTCTTTCAATGATATCATCACGTACCTTCATAATATAATAATTCTTACTACTATTTATACGACCTTTTCTATGCTGAAAATCCTATACTTAAATGATGCAATACCAATGAAGTAATCACCAGTGCCATTTGAGATATCAAAGTCTAGCCCAGACAAAGAGATTGGAAAAGCATCTTTGAATGTAATCTTTATGTTGGGATTGTTGTTTGAATCAAGGACAAATAATGTTGCATCAGATACTTGCGCTATTCCCTCCCTTGTGGATTTGTTAGCGGTGGCAGTACGATAAGCCTGGCTATTAATGTAGTCTGTAAACTCTTGGTGCTTCTCTGGAAAGCCGAGACCACGTAGCCAGCCATACAATTCATTGTAATTAGTCATATCTTCCTGAATAAGGAATCTAATCATTAATTCACCGAACTGGAGCTTATCTCCGGGATAGGCTATGTCTGATAGTGGTGTATTCTGAGTAGGATATCCCATTGATATCTCAGGGATGTTTGCCGCCTGACAGAAAAACGATACGTTAGGCATGTTGTGAATCTGAAACGTGAACCCATTTGGGCGCAGGTAGTCCAGTTCACTTGGGCTTTTAGCTGGGAAACTGGAGTCGGTTACCGATGGTATTGGATTATAAGCCATTGAAATTTAGCTCCTGTAATGGATATTTTGATCTTACTACATTGACTGGGTTGTTTTGTTTCTCGTGAAACCTACCCCAGATACAGTGAGCGAGTTCATG